TGGTATTGTTCAACCCATATCCGACAGTGTTGTTTTGGTTAAATATGAGCTTCTGCGACATATTTGTTTCAATTTCCCTAGAAATAGCTTTTTTTACATAAGTCTTCACTTTCAAAGGGACCCCCCTTGTGATTTTCGACTTTTTCTTATACTTCTTCGCGGCTATCTTCTTTGCTGCAACATAATTTTTTCTCTTAACATAAAGCCGTACCATCTTTTATACCCTCACGTGAGAAAAAAAAAGGACTTAAAAACAAATCTCATGTATATAATATCCCCCAGGATGCCGGTGTCTAATGCTATGTGCGTATATGATATCACAGCCTATTGCGACCTGATTAGTTTCGACGTCTTCAAATCTTATTTGAATAACTACTATAAAGCGTGGTGCTTTCAAAAAGAGCAAGGCGAAGAATCAGGAAAGTTTCATTATCAAGCCAGAGGCTCTCTCAAAGTTAAAAAGCGTTGGGAAGAGCTCATCAAACATAAAAACGAACTTAAAGATAATTTACATACTATTAAATTGACGCTCACTTCTACTGAAAATAGGGACAATTTTTTCTATGTCCTAAAGGAAGATACACGAGTTGAAGGCCCTTGGACCGATAAGGATGTACCGGAAGAACCCGCTTACATCCCTCGCCAATATAGAGGCCTTATGGATACCCTTAAACCCTTTCAAAAATCTATCATGGAACTATCTACGGTATTTTGTACTAGAACTATACACCTTATTTATTGCCCTGACGGTAATAAGGGTAAATCTACTATTGCTCATCTTATGAGATTACACAAAAAGGCCTTAGTATTGCCACCGCTTAACGACGCTGACCGTCTGCTCTACACTGCGTGTAATATGGCAATGGCCAAAAATATCCGCGAATCTATTCCTGTATTTGTTGATTTACCTAGGGCTATGAACCAAGAAAGACTCTATGGTATGTTCGCCGCTATTGAGGTAATTAAACAAGGGTTCCTACAAGATACTCGCAACCATAGTAAAATATGGGATATGGATTGTCCTAGTGTCTTCGTTTTTTCCAACACAATGCCCGAAATACACCAATTAATGTCTATCGACCGTTGGCGTATCTGGACCATTAACCAGTCGGATGAACTTGTCAGATTCAAGGCGGAGGCGAAGCCTCCTGTAATACTAGAATCTGAGCCTTCGGCACAACCGGCACAAGGTATTAAACGATACATCAAAAAAGTACTTAAAGTTAAAACTATAGATACAGATGTAGCAGAAGACTGCGAAATTGATACCGATTCGTCATGAGAGATAAATCTATCGCTACGCCTATGAAGAACACGAGGGACCCGTCCATGCCCCCCTACACGCCTACTCGCTACGCTCCCAGGCAGGGTGGGCAGACACCCTCACCCCGTTGGGGTGGTGATATAAATATATATAGTTATAAATATCTATGACTATATCTATTAAAGTTTTAAGCGTCCGTATAATACATAAAAGCCTCAGCATTTACCATTAACCGTTGGTCTGTCGTGTTGGCATCTCCATTTATATTACACACACATACTGCCATATGATATGCGGCATTTGTTGGTAAATTAGCTAGTGTGCCTGTAAAAGAAGCGTCGTCATATAAAAATGTCTGTGGTACCCCCTTGAGTTTTTCCTTACGAAACACAAAAGTATGACTTCCTGGAACTATCGCATCTTGGGCAAATTGGTTAGGTACTGCACTTCCCGTAACTCTACGAGCTGGTACCATCATAAATTGCTTGGAATAATGAATATTGTACTCTTCTTTATCATAAGGTTCAAACCATGTCTCTGGAGCACTACCTAATTCGGCAGATCCGCTACCTGTTTGCAATATCCCATCATTACTACTATCGGCCCTGTTAAACTTATGACTATAAATTATAACTCTTGCCCAGAATGGCTTAAATGGGTTGTCGTTGGTTGAACCATTGCTTACATCTATAGCCCGTAAGGAATATTTTACATATAATCCCTTTACTCTAATTTTTTGGCCATGACGGTTATTAGTACCATCACCTACGGCTACCGTTGGTATAATATTGGCAAAATATGAACTTGATGATAATCCCAAGGTAGGGATACTGGTATTGTTCAACCCATATCCGACAGTGTTGTTTTGGTTAAATATGAGCTTCTGCGACATATTTGTTTCAATTTCCCTAGAAATAGCTTTTTTTACATAAGTCTTCACTTTCAAAGGGAC